AATCTGGGCACAGTGCCATCCCTGATCTTCCTGCGGGTGGAGAACACCCCCACCTTTGACAGCACGACTACCTATAACGTTGTGTGCGGATATGCGGTCAACTTTGCCTCCGGTCTGGTGCCGGGGGTGCGGACCAACAAATCAGCTGCCCAGTGCATCAACTCCAGCGGCGGCGGAGCGGGCGACACCACCGCAGCGGCGGCAACCACCTGCGTGGCGGACCAGATCACCGCCGGCTCCTTCCGCCTGCGGACCAACGGCTCCTCCCGATGCTGGGCCAACGGGTCACAAATCAGGTGGATCGCGCTGGCGATGTGAGGCGCAAAAAAAGGAGGGCGATTAGCCCTCCCTCTTGAGCGCCTGCGTTATCAGGCGCTCGATATAATTCGATATGCTGCGGCCCTCCGCTTCTGCGGCGGCCTGGATTTTCTCCTTGAGCTCCGGCGTGAGCCGGATGTACAACCGCTCGGTTTTCCCTGCCATATGGTATCTCCTTATTCCTGCTTTTTCTTGGCACGGGTATTACGGATTTTTAACGCGTTTTTGGTAGGGTACTCCGCGCCGTACATCCCCTTATCATAGGGGATGTGGGTGTTTACGGCTTGTATGCTTTTACCGGTGCGCTGGGCAATCGCCTCGGCGGTCATGCCGGATTTATACAATCTGGTTATATTTGTTTCGTAAGCGCCAAGAGTTACAAGGATTTTGCGCACCTTACCTGCACTAATGTTAAGCCTGCGGGCTATGGTTCGCTGCGATTCTCCCTCATCCCAAAGGCGATACACGGATCGAAAAGTGACGTCCATCATTCGGCACTGCTTAATACTATCGTCTTTTGTTAACCCATCGGGTTCTAATGCTCGGTGCGGCTCAGGATGGGGAGCTCGCGCAGGACGTTGCGCTCGCCGTCAAAGCAAGAGATGTAAGGCGTATCATTCCCGCAGAGGACCTCGCGGAGCAGATAGATTGTGCCCTCCACGTTGATAAGGGGTTCGCCGCAGCTGGTGCAGCCCGCGTAAAGATCATCAGGGATATCCACGACCAACTCGTCGTAGATTTCTCCGCGGCCGCAGCTGTAAACCGTACGCTTCTCCGCGCCAAGAAGTCCCTAATTAGCATAAATCGTAGTTGTCATTGGGTTTTCCTCCTTTGTTATCTTGACTGTATTGTACGCCTTTTGTGCGTACAATACAATTAGCGAAATAGCCAAATATTACACAAAAAAATAAAGCAAAATCACAAATTGAAAGGAGATTTTACATGAAAGAAAACACGATCAAGGCCGCGCTGGCGGCCGCCCTGGGGGGCATGTGTGCCTGCGGGCTGCAGCTGCTGGTGCCGGTGCTGGTGCTGGTGGTGGTGATGCTGCTGGACTACGCCACGGGCATGACCAAGGCATGGAACGCCGGGGAGCTGTCCTCCCGGGTGGGCCTGCGGGGCATTCTGAAGAAGGTTGGATACCTGG